CATTGTCCATCCCCATCCCGGTTTATGTAAATGTGGAATATAAGATTACACTTAAAAGCGAATATCAATCTCAAATGAATAGTTTGTTACAGCCTTTTATGACGAGAACGGGACAAATCAATGCTTTTATTTTAAAGCGAAATGGGCACACTTACGAAGCTTTTATTGAGCAAGGGTTTACACACAATAATAATGTTGCTACTTTAGATGAAGATCTGAGAATGTTTTCGTCGGATGTGACTCTTCGAGTGTTGGGGTACCTAATTGGCGAAGGAGAGAATGATGATCGCCCCATTGTGAGAGCGGAGGAAAACATCGTTGAAATTAGTTTTCCTCAAGAGGGGCTCGCCGGAAAAACTCCTGATGGCTTCTACATCATCAGTTCCTGAAGTGAAAGTTGGAATTTATTCCAGTTACTGAAGCTTTTTGAAATACAAAATACTATTTAAAGTATAATTGTGATGCCAATTAAATCCATTTTTTAAAAGAGAGGAACCACCAATGTCAGTCAAGAATTTTAAATTTGTATCTCCTGGAGTGTTTATTAATGAAATTGATAACTCCTTTATACCCAAAGCCGCGGAAGCTATAGGACCCGTTGTTATCGGCCGCTCCCAACGAGGATTGGGAATGACCCCCATTAAGGTTGAGTCATATTCCGAATTTGTGGAAATGTTTGGAGACACAGTTCCTGGCAATGCCGGTGGTGATATTTCTCGTTATGGCAACTTTCAGTCTCCGATGTATGGAACGTATGCGGCAAAAGCCTTTTTAAACGCCAACGTTGCACCCCTCACTTATGTTCGACTTCTCGGACAGCAAGATTCAGCAGCCGAAGCCGGCACCGCTGGACCAGCTGGATGGGAAACACTTAATGATGCTACAGTCGTTATCAGTAGCAGCGGAGGTGCTTATGGTCTCTGGGTATGGAATGCATCTTCCTCGGTACCCAATAACGTGCTGCCTGGAACAGGATCGCTTGCAGCCGTATTCTATGTCAACTCGGGATCTTCGGTTTATCTTAGTGGTACGGTGTGTGGCACCGGAAGCATTAAATCGGCAAGCAATTCCTATATCGCTAGTCCTATTCAAGAGGGTGTCGGCGTTGTTATTGCGTCTACTTCTGATGGTCTTTTCACTACACGGGTCACTGGCACCCTCGACGGTGTTGGCACCAGTACCAAGTTTACTTTTGGCTTTGATGACTCGCAAGAAAACTTTATGCGTAAAGTTTTCAACACTAACCCTCAGCTTGCTAGTAATGCCGGCACTTTTTATCCAGCCGCATCGCGCAAGACTTATTGGCTAGGAGAGTCATATGAACAAACTCTGCGAGATAATAGCCAGGTTGGAAGCCAAATGGCAGGCGTTATTTTACCCATCGCTTTGACAGATACCCCGGGCACTGGTCCACACGACAAGCGCCAGGGATCTCAAGAGGGTAAAACCGGATGGGTTATTAGTCAAGATGTGGGCAACGGCACCGGCTACTCTCCTGAATCTATGACGAAGCTTTTCCAATTAAAGGGTCGTGGTCATGGCGGCTGGCTCCACAAGAACTGCAAGGTTACCATCGAGAGAGTAAGAAGGTCTACTCTGTCCACTAGCGATTATGGCTCTTTTTCTGTGGTAATTCGCAGACTTTCTGATCATGACGGTGCCCAAGAAGTGATGGAAAGATTCGATCTTTGCGATCTTGATCCTACGAGCACTAACTTTGTTGCCCGCAGGATCGGGGACAAATACACTAGCTGGGATGCTACCGCGCGCCGGCTTAAGGAGTATGGCGATTACCCCAACCAGTCCAAATTTGTATATATTGTAATGAATTCAGACGTTGAAGCGGGCGCAGTTGACCCGGTACTCTTGCCCTTTGGTTATTATGGACCGCCACGTTTCAGTGGTTCCACTGATTTGACCACAGGCTCAGCGAACGTCACATACTTCTATTCTGGCTCAACTAACGGCGTCGGTCTCGTCTCCTCATTGGGCATTGGCGACCTCACTGTCGGAGCTTTTAAGTTTATGTTATCGGGCGCCGTTTCTATGCAAACAAGTTCCTTCTTCGACAAGGATTTAACGGGTTCTCTAATATTCCCCACGGTGCGACTACGGGCCTCCTCTTCCGATGGCGGACTTTCCGATCCAACTGTCGCTGCGTTTGGAATGCAAACCACGCGAACTGCCACCGATACGACTTTTGATCCGAGCGTGGCAGATTTCCACAACCTTCTTAAGAGGGGTTTTAGTGGCGGCGGCGGTGATGGAAGCGCAGATGGAATTGAGAATGCTGCTTATGTATTTACCCTAGATGACGTTTGCCGCAGCGGGTCTACTTCTACTTATTTCTGGAGATCTGGCTCGAGGGCTGGAGGTACCAGTGTGAGCTATTCGGGATCTTATACCACCCTTTTGGATGCAGGCTACGATAGCTTTACGATGCCCTTCTTCGGCGGATTTGACGGATTTGACATCAAGGTGCCAGATCCCATGTACAACGGCGGTATCCCAAGCAGCCCGACGAATCAAAACAGTTCCATTTATAATACGTGGAGGCGCGCCATGGATACGGTTGCCGATCCTGAAGCGATTAACATGAATATGTTGTGTCCCCCAGGTCTCACTCAGACAGGACTGACTGCGCATGCAGTTAATGTTTGCGAAGAACGTGCAGATGCTTTGGCGCTCATTGATCTTCCAAGTGTATATCTTCCTGGTTCTGAGCAGTATGATTCCGGCAACAAATCTAACCGGATTGGCACCACGCCTCAGGCAGCAGCCACCGCTCTGCGCAATCGCAGAATGGATTCAAGCTATGGGTGTACTTTCTATCCTTGGGTTCAGACTCGAGATGAAGCTAGTGGGCGTTTGGTGTGGCTCCCACCCAGTGTTGCAATGATGGGCGTTTTGGCCAGTTCGGAACGTTCTTCCGCAATCTGGTTTGCGCCGGCAGGCTTTAACCGCGGCGGTCTTACAGACGGTGCGGCTGGAATTCCAGTTTTGCAAGTTTCCGAAAGGCTGACCTCAAAGCAGCGGGATACGCTATACGAATCAAACATTAATCCTATTGCTTCTTTCCCCTCTACAGGGATTGTAGTCTTCGGACAGAAGACGCTTCAAGAGCGCCAGTCTGCTCTAGATAGAATTAATGTGAGAAGGCTCGTTATCTTCTTGAAGAAGCAGATTTCGATTCTCTCTACGAGGGTTCTATTTGAACAGAACGTTACAGCCACTTGGGATAGATTTAAAGCACTTATTGAGCCGCTTTTGATGAATACCAAAACTGGATTTGGCATCACAGACTATCGTCTCATTCTTGATGAGACCACTTCAACCCCTGACTTAATCGATCAGAACATTTTGTATGCAAAGATCATGATTAAGCCCGCGCGCGCCATCGAATACATCGCGATTGACTTCGTGATTATGAACACCGGCGCATCTTTCGATGATTAAAAAGATATGAGGGGGAATTTTCTCTCTCATACTATTTAAAATAGAACACATATAGGAGAATTAATATTATGGCATTCTGGGCAGACGATTTTAGTGACACTACAAAGACACTTGAAGATCCAAAAAGGCAATTTAGATTTTTAGTGTCGTTCGGCGCGTTCGAAGGTCAAGATGCGGGGACGTTATGGATGGCCAAAACAGCCGCCAAGCCTTCTTTTGCGATATCGTCCGCGGAACATAAGTTTTTGAACCACACTTTCTTTTATCCTGGTTCTGTTACTTGGCAGGACGTTGAAATTACTCTAGTTGATCCTAGTAATCCTGACATGGCAGCCACTCTTTCTTCGATGGTTAATGCCGGGGGCTATGTGGGACCCACCACTCTTGGTACTTATAATACCATTTCCAAGCAGTCCGCAGCGCGCGCCTTGGGGCAAGTTCTAGTTAAACAATTGAATGCTGCCGGCGATCCCATAGAGACGTGGACATTGTACAATCCATGGATCACAGATCTGAAGTACGGCGACCTAGATTATTCTGGCGATGAGTTAACTACAATAACGGTCACTCTTAAGTATGATTGGGCGCGCCTGAGCGTGGACTCCCCGGGAGATGCGAACGCTACTTCGCTTGAAGCGAATAAGAGCTTCTTCACCGGACTTGCCTCAGATGTTGAGACAGTATAAATAAAAACTAAGCTAAAACAAAACGAGGTGTATATTGGCTAGAAACACAGATCGGACGGGCGCACAAAATATTAATGTCGAAGCGCCCCCTCCACCCGTAGCACAAGATAACGATTCAGGGGCATTTTCATTTGTTGTCCCCACTGAATTCGTTGAGCTTCCTTCTCAAGGAAGATATTATATGGAAAATCATCCCCTGCATGGGGAAGATACCATTGAAATTAAACAAATGACAGCAAAAGAAGAAGATATTTTGACGTCTCGCTCTTTGCTTAAAAAAGGTGTTGCGTTAGATCGCTTAATCAAAAGTCTTATTGTAGACAAAAGAATCAAAGCAGAGTCTCTGTTGGTTGGAGATAGGAACGCCATTATTATTGCTGCACGTCGTTCGGGATACGGCAACCTTTATGAGACACAAGTAACATGTCCTGGCT